TCAGCGATTTGTTAGGGAAAAAATTTGTTAAATAGTAGAGGTACCATGGGTCCCTCATGTCATTCTCATGAACTTACATGAATTTTCACAACCATCTTCTAGAAAAGATCAACGTTCGAAAAATAATCTGAGTTCATGTGAAATCTGTCGGGTATGGTGTCATTAGTTTTCCTTACGTGAATCACGAGAGCAAAAGTATTGTTAAAGAAAGGTTTTCATATTTCGTGACCCCACAGTTCGCGTCAGAGTCGACCACTTTCTTTATCGACGTCTAGTAGAATGAGTATGAACCTTCAACTCAAGCGATTCAACCCGAGGACAATGCCCGACGACGCCGTGTGCGTGTTCGTGGGGAAGCGTCGCACGGGGAAATCACAACTCTTGAAAGATATGATGTACCACAAGCGACATATACCAGCGGGTGTCGTGCTCAGTGGCACCGAGGAAGGGAATTCTTTTTTTGGATCGTTCGTACCGGACTTGTTCGTGTACGGTGACTATGATAAAGAAGCCCTCGAACGAGTCGTCGGTCGACAGAAGCAGATGATCGCGGCGAAGAAATGTCAACCGGCGTTCGTCGTGCTCGACGATTGCATGTACAACCCATCCTTCCTCAAGGATAAAATCATTCGTCAGTGCTTCATGAACGGTCGACACTGGAAACTGTGGTTTGCCCTTACGCTGCAGTACTCTATGGATTTACCCCCTAGTTTAAGGGCTAATTGCGACTATGTGTTTGTTCTTCGGGAAAACGTATTAGCGAACAGAGAGCGGCTTTGGAAGAATTTTTTCGGTATCGTACCAACGTTCGATATGTTTTGTAAGATATTGGATGCCACTACGGAAAACTATGAATGTTTGGTGTTGGACAACACATCTAAGTCGAACAAACTCACGGACTGCATCTTCTACTACAAGGCTGACCTGCGGAAGAATTTCAGAGTGGGGTCACCAAAATTCTGGAGCATACACAAGAAAATGTATAACCCATCGCACGCCATCCAGGAGGATCCGAGGAAGGCTGACAAGAAGACGGCGCTGAAAATCACGAAGAAAAAATAAGGCATCAATCCCAGAAGAATGAGCGATTCTATTCAGAGCGTGAATTTAGCGGACGATTCCCAATACGTGTCCTTGAACGTGGACACGACGCAACCACCGCCTTCGACCGCGACCACGACTGTGCGTGAAGCCGAGACGACGACGGCGTTCGTTGTCGGTGAAAAAAATCTCACCCAACAGCAAACGGGAATGATGGATTCGACGCCGATTAGTGATCTGATGATGGAAGACATGGACCAACAACAGCCGATGCTTCAACAACAACCGAGAATGCAAAGTTTGCAAATGCAAGCCCCGGCGCAGGGTCAGATGCAGATGATGCCGCAACAACAACAACAAGAGCCAGTCGTCGTCGAGAGCAAGAATTTCATGAATTTGACGGATGATCAACTGATCGCTCTGGTGGCGGGCGTCGCCGCGAGCATCGCGATCAGTAAACCGGTGCAGGATAAGTTGGTGACGAGCGTTCCGAATTTCTTGGACAACGCGGGAAGCCGGTCGATGGTGGGCTTAGCCGCCACCGGTGCGGTCGCCGCCGTGGTGTTTTACATCGCCAAGTCCTACGCCGTCAGTCGCTGATGTGTTCGCCACAGAATTCCGTCGGACCGTCTATGCGTTCGTAAATTCCAAGACTCACAGCCACGTCCCTGAGGTCTTTGTAGTTTGACCAAAACGACTCACTGTGATCGTAGTGGTCCACCGTGCAGTGGGCAAGTTCATGAATCAGGACGTGGAAGATCTCGTTCACGGTGCCTTGTAAACACAAGGTGATGTTCGCACCCTTGTTGGTGTTGAACCCGACCGTGTCTTTCATGCTCTTGAACGCGGTGAGTGGTTTCGGGTCCCACAACATCTGAAACTTGAGATTGTTCGTCTCGCGAAGGTGGTCGCGAAGGATTTTGTATCGACGACGCACCTCCGCCATCTCCGGTGGTTCGCGCGTTCGAGACAATATGATCACGTTTAACACGAGGAGTGGGAGGAGGAACATGACCCTTACTTATTAAACACAAATAAAAATTTACTATACATCTGTGAGATCCTCTCCCCCTGTAGGGGTTCCCACATGTGTAACCTAAACCCGGCGTTTTCCAACGTCGTGATCAACACGTCCGAGTAACACACCGGTTCGGATTTCGGTCCGTCGTCGTAAAACGGGACGCCCGCCAGTTGCACGAATAATTTTTCACCGAAATCACCGTTCCCGTGTGCCAGTTTCATCTTGAAAAAGTTTCCTTCCTTGTCTTGGTAGGGTGTCATGGAGAGTATGCGACGGCTGTCGGGTATGACCCCGACCAGTTTCCCACCGCGTTTCATGCGTTTCTTGATTTCCCTGATTGTCGACTCGAAGAGCGTTTTCGACTGGAAGCAGTAATGCAAACTGAAGTTGTACACGATGACGTCGAACGGTCGCTTGGGTGCGGCGTGAATGTCACCGTGGTAAAAATTCACCCGGCGCATGTCCAGATTTTTCGCGCGCTGTCGAGCCTCGACCAGTGCGGACTCCTCGGGATCGCACATGTTCAGATTCGTGACCCCCGCGGATTTGTATTTCGGAAGGTCACCCCCGAACCCACACCCGACGTCCAACACGTGACAGTCTTGTGTGCATGCGAAGGTGATGAGTTCGCGCTTCACGAAATTGTGATGCTTCCGAATCGCCTCCATCACTTACTAAAGTAACACGAATCCGAGTTCACTGTTTTTCAGCGGACGATCCAATTTCCAGTTGTACAGGTAATAGTGAAGGGCACCCACGCCGCGAAGGAACTTGTGCTCGCGCAATTCGTCGTCCGTGAACGGGGCGTCGAGACAGTTGAGCACGTCGAAGCCGGCGTTCTTCGCCAGTATCGTCGCGTCCTGGAGCGCACCCTGTCCCACGGCGTGCAAGACGTACCCCTGCCTGTTCGACGAACCACCGTTCTGCTTGTACCCGACCTCGTACAGACAGACGAATTTTCCCTCCCCCGTGAACACGTGTGGGAGACGAAGCAGGCGCTGGACGTAATCCTCGTCCACGCTCCTGCACAGACGAAGACTGCCCTCCTCCGCCTTGAGAATGTTCAGGATGTCCTGGGCGTCGTCTTCTGTCGCTCGGTGGAGCGCGGACGTGCCACGGACCTCGAACATGCGCGCGTTCGGTCGGTCGGTCTCGTAAAACCCTGATTTTATCAGGTTCGGGACATTGAGTAATCTGTGCCAATAATACGTGCTCGCCACCGGGTACGGGAGTTCGTGTTCGGCGGTGTATATGGCTTGGTGGATCCCTCGGCACACTGAGCGACGCGTGACCTCGCGAATGAGGAGCGGTGCGAGACGCTTGTCTCGAAGGCGCTTGGACACGCACAGAAACGTGATCTCGACCAAGTCACGGCGACACCCTTCGACGCGCATCACACTCGGACGCGCCGCGATGAAGCCGACGAGTTTGCCACCTTTCCGCAGGGCGATGTTCCAGTACGGGTCCGCGTGAAGCACCCATTCGATGAGATCCTTGGAATAGTCCATGCTCGACACCTCGTCGCTCAGGTAGTGCGCGGACAGAAGATTTCGGAGTTCGTGCGTTTGACACGTCGACCACTCGAACCCCTCGGGGAGTTCGATCGACGGTTCGACGTCGAGGGTCACCGCATCTTTCCCCACGGGCTGTGTGTCCCAGAATTCATGCACCATTGTGATTTGGTTTGTGTGTACCTTTTTAAATTAAAGAAAACGCGGCAGGGTATGGTACAAGGAACCATGAGCCTCCTCGACCAAGATTACGATCTCCCGCCGGGTCAACTTTTCGCCTGCATCTCCGTCGTCGGTCCGGAGACCCCCCAGCGATCCGATAATTTCGCGGTCAAGATTCGAGGGGTCTTCGGCACTCGCGACGAAGCGGCGAAGCACGCTCAGCGCCTTCAAAAATCTGACGACACCTTCGACATCTACGTCGCCGACGTTGGCAAGTGGTTGTTGTTACCGCCTCCCAAGGACATGGAAGACTCTCATTACGCCAACGACAAATTGGAGGAGATCTTCTCATCTTACAGAGAAAACCAGATCCAAGCGAAGAAGATGTTCGAAGAGCGCAAGAGGAACATGATCGAGAGACCGGACGGCAATTACATCGTCCCGGGAGACGAAAACAGCGCGTTCTACACCAAACCGGACGAACCGCCTATCAGTCACCCGTCGGACGTCGTCGATAAACTCAAGATCGAACACCCGGATTGGGACATGCCGAAACTCATCGAAGAGGCGGATAAGGTCGTCGCCCAGGAGATCGAAGAACGCAAGAAGGCACGCGAAGCCGAGGCTCCGACCGAAGCCGAGACTCCGACCGAAGAAGAGGCTCCTCAAGAGTCCAAGGAATAATTTCATACCATATTGTAATGAGTGCATTTTCAATCATACTTAACGTTGTGACCCTACTCATAGTCTTCTACGCCATCATGATACACGGCGACGCGCTCGACATCGACAGGAGAAAAAAGCCCGGCACTGCGAGTGAGGTGATGGAGGAAAATCTCACCGATCCACTCGTCGTGGGAAGGGGGTATTTCAGGGACAGTGAAAGGTTTGGACGCATAGGTAAATTTACAGGAAACGATCTAGGGGTTCCGGAAGATAACTGGGCTAATCATCGTCTTGCCCATGAAAAATCCTAGGAGAAACGCCACGAACGCCATCAGGTATGTGTTCTTGTCCAATGACGTGATGTCGAAGGGTTGTTGTGTGGGGTACCCCGAATACATGTGTTGTGGCGGCGGTACATCCATGTACATGGACGGTTGCTGTTCTTGCATGTACTCGTCTATGGGTGAACTGTCATGGTGCTGCGGCTCATTGTCGGGGAGCGGTGGCTCTTTGGGTAAGTGGATGTTCGGGTTATAATCGATTGGTTGTCCGATGTCAGTTTCCATTGTTAATTACAGTTTACATTCTTTTAACCCCGTCTATATCGCTTCCTTCTAATGGGTTCTTCCTCTTCCTCCTCGGACGACGACTCTTCCATCTCAGACTCAGATTCCGTGTCCTCGTCCGAATCTTCGTAGTACGAATCATCGTCGCTCTCTTCGTCGTCGTCGATGATCAGACCGATGATGTTCCCAAGTTCGTCCAGGTCCGAGTCATCGTCAAAGTCATCTTCGTCGTCGGAGTCTTCCAACTCATCGTCCGTGTCGATGTCGGACGCGTCCAGTTCCGAGTCGTCGTCGTACTCGGAGTCGGAGAAATCGTCCTCGGCGAAATCGAGATCCGGAATGTAAATTTCTTCCGGTTTTTTAATGGCACGCCCAGATCTCGTTCTCGTCACACTCATGGTTCTTCTGTTTTGTAATCTAAAGTCTCGTTTAAGTACTTAGGTGTGAATCTTTTGTTTTCTCGGAGCGCACTGTCCATGATGGACAATTCCGCACTAAACCCTATCTTTGAGACAAGTTCGTCTATATCCGACTCGATTCCAAATTTGTTGAATTTTAAATTACTCAAGTGATCGAGTGCGGTGTACAAAAAATACGACGCCACGCGCGGATCGTCGATGTGCAGTTCGATCTTGTTCAGGTTATTCAAAAACTCCATGAATTCCGTCGGGTCGACGCCGGAAAATTTGTGCGCTTCCATTTTCAAATCGTGAAGGTCGAGGGTCACGCGCTGACGCTGTGATGTGAGTAGGTACGTTAAAACACCGGTCGCTCCGACGAGGTAGAGCGCCATTCTACTATGAGACTATTTATTTTTTCTTGAGTTTGCCCACCGTGCTCGCGAACAGTTTCATCTTTTGCATGTTCTTGCATCCACACATCTGCTGAATCATACCCGACTTGTCCACGGTGAACGACACGAACTTATCGTGGTCCTGTGCCTTTTTCGCACAAAACTTTGAATTCGTCGCGATCAACACCCGACCCGCTTTCTTAGACACCTCGACGATCTTCGTGTCCTCGTGTCCCGAAAAATATTTTCGAATGAACGTCTCCAACTCGGGTTTGACGTCCGAGAAATTCGATCGAGGCGGAGGCGCGGCGGGTCGCTTTCTTTTCAGCGGTGCCGACTGTTCCGAAAACAACGCCTTCTTCACCTCGGACGTGAGTTTGTATTCCTTCCCGGTGAAATCCTTACAGAATCCCATGTGACGACCCACCAGTGTCTCGCATCGACAGAAACACTTTTGCATGACTTGTTCATTGGTGACTAAAAACCACACGTGATTCCCCCCGTGGTCCCGTTTCGTGTTCTCGCAGTACCGACTCGTCGTCGCCACGATGAGGTTCCCATTATTCTGTTTGTAAGCCTTGGTCAGACGCGCGTTCTCCTGCCCCTCCATGTATTTCTGCACGAACGCCTCGAGTTGCGCCACCGCGACGTCGTCCGTGAATTCATCCCTCGTCTCCTGTTTCGTGAACGCCCCTTCCTTGAACGCTCCACTGGGAGGTTCCACTCTCACGTGCGTCGTCACGCTCGAGCGCACCGCGGACATGGCGAGGATCTTCGGGTCCGGCGTTTGCTCGATCCTCTGAAGCATCGAGAGCACCGGTCCGTGTCTGTATATGTACACGGGCAAGTACGCCACCTGATCGACTCGACCGTCGTTCGAACACGTCG